GCTGGTTCATTCAAGATCACCGTTGCGAACCTGTCAGCAGGTTCATTGGGCGAGGCAATTGTCTTGTCCTTTGTAGCTCTGAAGGGCGCAAGCTCCTGATGGGTTTATTCGCTTTTAGGCGAATGAAGGAACGCGAGGCTGCTGCGCAAGCGGCGGCCTTTGCCCCTGAAAAGCCAAAATCAAAGTCTTCTGACGTGAAGCCCAATGGCAGTAACAATCAACGCAACAGTGGGCGACGCAAGCGCGAACAGCTACATAACGCTGACTGAGGCTGACGCTTTTGTTGAGGCGATGGTTGAAAGCACTGACGCTGCCAAGTGGACGACAGGCAATGCAGATTCACGTAATCGTGCGTTGACAGCGGCAACACAGCGGCTTGACCGCGAAAGATTTTTAGGCGCACGATCAACTGACACACAAGCATTGCAATGGCCGCGTACTGGCGTGCGAAAGCCCGATACCTACGTGCGATCTTTTGCAGGCGGATTTCCTTTTAGGCTGACTGAAGATTATTTCACTGACACCGAGGTTCCTAATCAGGTCAAGCGTGCACAGATTGAGCTTGCCGTTTACCTGAAAAACAACGTTGATGGCATCAGCCTTGGCGGCCTCGAAGACTTTAAGAACGTCAAGATCGGCAGCCTTGACGTAACGCCTGACAAATCCGGTGCTGTTGGTGCAGATCGAATCCCGCCAATGGTTGAGCGTTACTTGACAGGGCTTAGAATTAGTGGACCAGGCAACATCGCAATCAAACGGAGCTGATCATGGGCATGGGTTATTCGCCGTCAAAGGCAATCATCATTACTGATACAGCAGCGCACACTGGCAGGTTTTACAAGGTGGAAGCCTTGAAGAATGCAGTTATTGCCGCAATGACTTCTGAAGGCATTACTGAAAACGGATCAGGTGCCCCGTCTGCAGTTGACCTTCATCATGGTGCTTGCATTGAAGGCGTAATTTTCACTTCAATTACTTTGACCTCTGGTCATGTCATTGTTTATAGCGTCTAATGGGACTTGCTCAAAAGATTGCAAATGTGGCTGGCACTGTCGTCGCAAAGTTCGGCGGTGATGTGACGGTTCGTTACGTTTCTGCTGGCACTTATAACGCCACAACGGGCGCAATTACTGAGACGACCAGCGACACCGACGTTAAAGGTGTGTTGGAAGGCGTGAGCGTTCGCGAGATAAATGAGCTTATTCAGCAGGGTGACAAACGTTTAACGGTCGCGGCCACTGATCTGCCGTCAGCCCCTGGCACAAAAGATCGCGTTGTGATCAGCACGATTGTGCATCAAATCATTCGTGTTGAAACTACAGAGCAAGACAACACGGCGATCACCTACGAACTAATCCTGAGGGCATAACGATGGCAAGAAATATAAAAATCACTGCGGTTCCCCAGCACGTAAAAAATAAGTACGAAAAGCTAATTGCTGCGGCGGTAGCAGAAACTTACAAGTCTGTGGTGCAAAAAAGCCCGGTAGACACTGGTCGTTTCAAACTTAGCTGGGCTGTAGGCGAAAACGATGCTTCATTTCCTGGTGAGTCTGCAGGAAAAGATTCTTACCCGGAGCCAAACGCTGAGCAGTCAAGAAAAATCGGCTATCAAAAAGAACGAATGGGCAATGTTTACAACGTTTACAACAATTTGCCGTATGCCGAAAAGCTTGAAACTGCAAGCCTTGGCAAGGGCAGCAGTAAGCAAACCAATGGCCCTGGTTGGGTAAGGGCCACGGCAAAGCGTGTCCAATCCATTATTCCTACGCTTGCGGCACGCATCGAGGCAGAGTCATGACCAGCACTTATAACGACGTTCGTGCTGTTATCGAAGGGCGTATTGCTACTGAAATGGCAAGCTCGCCAGCCATTCCGGTCGTTTATGCCAACTCGTCATTTACCCCGCCAAATACAGACAGCTGGCTTCAGGTGCAGCTTCAATTTAATGACAACGCATATTTCACCTTGCAGGCCCCAACAACAGGTTTCAACCGTCAAACAGGGATTGTTTTAATCAACATCTTCACCAAAGCAGGCGTTGGGACAGGGGCGAATTACACCATTGCTGAGCGCGTCAAAGACCTTTTTGATCGCGTCACTGTCAACAGCGTTTCCTTTGACCCTGCATCCGGACCCTTGACAATTACGCCGTCTGCCCCTGAGAGTTATTTCCAAACTCAGGTCAGCGTAACTTTTGACGCCTACTTACAATAGGTTAGAAAGCCACTACCGCTTAACACTATGGCTACTGTTCTGTCCGGTACGTCCGGCGCTCTTTATTACAAGCCTGCTGGCACCGACAGCACGTTTAAAGCCGCAAACGTCACCAACGCCAGCGACACGATTAACGTCGGAACGTTTCTGAATTTCAAAGTAAACGACAAGGTTTCGTTTGGAACCGGCACTGGCGGCACTTTGCCTGGGGGCATAACTGCGAGCACTCCTGTTTTCGTCAAGACCTACACCGCTTCTACTGGGGCAGCAACGTTTTCTGCAACAGCAGGCGGTTCTGTGCTCGCCCTGTCGAACGACGGTACTGACGGCACTACGCCGTTCACGATTAAGTTCTCTGAATTTCAATCAGTAGGCGACGTTCGTGAATGGTCGTTTGAAGTGACTCGCGAAGAGATTGATGTAACCAGCATCGGTGGAACGCTTGGCCAAAACGCACCGTTCCGCAGCTTTGTCACTGGCTTTGCTGATGGCACCGGTTCCGCCACTGTTTACACTACTGACGACGACACAACCATTGCAAGTCGTTTGATTGAGGATGTGATTCAGCGCAAGCAGGTTGGTGCAACCTTCAAGCTTTACACCGACCTTGTGTTGTCGGGGACTTCCCCAGACGACGCTACAAGCCGTTCAATTGAGTTCCAGGCTGTGTTGACCTCTGCAAGTTATGGCGTAACGCCAGACGATGCTCAGAGCGTAGAAATCTCATTCCGACCCTCTGCAGCTCCAACTTTTGACTTCGCCAAGTCCTAAGTTCAGGCAACATATTCTTCAGCCCTTGGCTTGTGCCAGGGGCTTTTTTATGTGTAAGCTGTCAACGAATAGAGATTATTTTTTGTGCCTAGTGCTCTTGATCAGCTAAAGAAAGCCGCCAACTTGCAACCAGTTAAAAAAGTTGTTGTCTTGTCTGATGGCTCAGAGTTTGTGTTTTGGCGTTCTCCGTTAACAATGGCGGAGCGCGAACGTGCTCAAAAAGGATCTAACGACGACACGAACGCATTTGCGTTGCAGCTTTTAATTCTTAAAGCTCAGGATGAAGATGGCAAGCGGCTTTTTCAGCTTGGCCAAGCAGCAGAGCTTAAGAACGATGTTCGAGACGCTGACCTTCAGTCTTTGATGCTTGCGGTTATTGAAGAGGACAGCACGGAGGCGGCTGACCCAAAAGGCTGAAGGCTGAACTAAAAAAGGATAATTTATTGCGGTTGCAGCTAGGCGTTGCGAAAGAGCTTGGCTATAGCTTGGCGAAGCTCAATCAAGAGATCACGCTGGAGGAGCTTTTGATCTGGTCGGCTTATTTCGACTTGTTAAACGAAGAGCAAGAAGCGGCAATGAAGAAAGCGAAGCGTGGGCGCTAAACTTAAGGCAATGAATGGGCAGTTATGTCGGTCGTCGCTGAGGTAGGCGTACAGCTAAACACTAGAAGAGCTGTAAACAACCTCCGACAGCTTGAAAATGCAACACAAAAATCGTCTAAAGCATTTAACGCGATGGGGCTTGCCTTAAAGGCAATTCCTTTTATTGGCCTTGCAGACGCCACGCGGCGTTTTTTTAAAGGTTTTGCAGAAGCTGATAAAGCAAGAGCAGCAGTCAGGTCTCTTGGTGTTGACGCAGAAGTATTAGAAAAAAAATTGTTGACAGTCAGCAGCAGTCTTGGTGGATTGGTTGGCCAAACAGAGTTGACTGCTGCGGCTTATGACGTAGCGTCTGCTGGATTCACAGACGCGGGCGAAGCCGCTGAGATTTTAGAGGCATCAGCCAAAGGTGCTGTTGGCGGCCTGTCTGATTTAAACACAGTTGCAGATGCAGCAACGTCTGTTTTAAATGCTTACGGGCTGTCGTCTGACAAGGCTGGAAAGTTAGTCGATGGTTTTATACAAACTCAAAATGACGGCAAGATCGTTGTAGCTCAATATGCCTCTCAAATTGGTCGAGTGGCTCCAATTGCCGCTGCGGCTGGGGTGGGAATTGAAGAATTAAATGCTGCAATTTCAAGCGTCACGGCAACAGGCGTTCCAGTTGAATCTACGTTCGCCGGATTAAGGCAAGCAATTGCCAGCGTTATTAAGCCTACAGATGAGGCAAAGAAAACATCAGCAGCTTTAGGAATTGAATTTACTTCTGCTGCGATTAAAGCAAAAGGGTTTGGTGGGTTTTTGCAAGAGGTTGTTGACAAGACTGGTGGGAGTGAAGTTGCGCTTACAAAACTGTTTGGCAGTGTTGAAGCGGTGGCAACAATTTTGCCATTGGCGAATGATAATCTTGATTCGTTTAATCAAAATCTTGAAAATCAAACCAATGCGGCTGGGGCGGCAGATAAAGCAACTGAGTTGCTAGGTGGCACTGTTACCCAACAATTAACGTCAATTTTTAACGATGTTGGAACATTGGCTCGTCAGCTCGACAACACTTTGGGGCCTGCATTTAAACGAATACTTGGAACAATTAAAAGCGTAACAGGTGAATTGGTTCGATTCTTAGCTTTGTTAGGCGAAGCTCCTTCTACATTCAACATTTTTCAAGCTAATGTTTCAGCATTTTTTGGTGCACAAACTCAAGGCATTGACAACTTAAAAACAGCCGTTGACCAATTAAATGCTTCGAATATATCAACAGAGCAAGAAGCAAAAATTCTTGAGGCGCAAGCAAATCGAGTAAGGTCAGCACTAGATAACTTGACACGCAACACGTCGGACCAGCAACTAGAAAATCGTGGATTGGTAGAAAGTATTAGCGACGTTGCCCTTGGTTTGGACGACTTAAGGGACAAAATTAAAAATGTTCGCGCTGCAGGTTTTGAATCTACTGGGAAAGCTGTTGAAGAAGGCACTATCAACCCTTTGCAAGCACGAGTCAATGCTCTCCTGGCACAAATGGATTCACTTAAAAATAAAAGCTTGAGCAGTAAGCCTGAAAAATCAGAAGCCAGTGGAAGCGAAAACACTATGAAAGAAATTGTTAAATTAACAAACTCGCAACAATTAGCAGCTGTTCGCCTAGTAGACGCACGCCGCGACGAAAACCATTTCTTGCAGTTAACTTTGGATAAAGGGAAAGAATTTTCAGACGTTACTCGAGAAGTTACGGATTTAGTTAAAAGAGGAGGGCTGTCGTTTAACGAGGCGTTCGACCTTGTAGAAGCGAACAGAGCATTAAAAGATCAAATTGATTCGGTTGAACAGATAAAACAAAAGCAAGACGAGATTGCTAACGCAATCAAGAGCAATGTAGTTGGCGCTATACACAGTGCAATTGATGGCTCAAAAACTCTTGCCGAATCATTTAGCGGATTGCTGAAAGATCTTGCCTTGATGATTGTCAAGCAAAAGGTTATTGGTAATTTTGCAAGCATGGGAGGCGGCGGCTTGCTTGGCCTTATTCCAGGGTTTGCAAATGGAGGCCGCCCGCCAGTTGGTAAGCCTTCAATCGTGGGGGAGCGCGGCCCTGAGCTATTCGTCCCAAACACTTCTGGCACAATCGTTCCAAATGGAAAATTCGGTGGCGGAGGTGGAGCGACAAACGTTGTCGTTAACGTTGATGCAAAAGGCAGTTCCGCTTCAGGCGACAGTGGTGCCGGTAAACAGCTTGGAGGGTTGATTGGAGCGGCTGTGCAGGCAGAATTAATCAAGCAACAACGACCTGGAGGCTTATTGTCCCGCTAATGAGTACCTTCCCTGCTTTTGATCCCGCGCCAGGGATGACCAAGCAAAGCGCACCGCAGGTGCGTTCAATTGCTTTTGGCAGTGGTTACAGCCAGCGTGCAACGTTTGGCATCAACCAAGATCCCAAGATTTATAACTTGACCTTTCGGGTTTCTGAGACGGAAGCTGACACCATCGAAACATTCTTAGATGCTCGCGGTGGGGTCCAAAGTTTTGATTACACGCCACCAGGCGAAGCCGCCAGCAGCAAGTTTCTTTGCCAGCAATGGACAAAGACAATTTCTTTTGTTGATCGAGCTGAAATCAACGCTACTTTTGTCCAGGTATTTGAGGTCTAATGGCTTATCCCTACGCTCTGCATAAGTGGGAAGCTGAAAAGGCTTATGCGGTTGGTGACGTTGTTCGTGCCGACCCCGCGAAAGACAACACACTTGCCTTCAAGTGCATTGTTGCTGGAACGACAAGCAGTCTCGACACTTACGCCACATTTCCTAGCCAAGAGCCTGCGTTTCCGTTCAAGATTACGCAAGAGTTAATCGATGGAACGTGTACTTGGGAAGCATTTGAACCGTTAGCTGAAGAGCTGCTTCGACTTGCGCCAACAGCGGTTATTGACTTGTTTCAAATTACACTTACCAAAGATACGAATGAACAACCGCCCGTCCCATGGCCTAATGATGACGATTCAAACGTTGAGTTGCTATACCACGCTGGGACAAACGGCTTAACAGAAGACATAAAGTTTGGTAATCAAACATATCCAGCCGTACCAGTTGAGATTGACGGGTTTGAGTTTTCAGGAAGAGGCACACTGCCCAGGCCAACACTGAAGGTTGCAAATGTAAACAACGCGATTACGTCTTTGATGCTGACGTACAACCCATTGGGCGCAAAGGTTCAAAGGATTCGTACCTTTGCCAAGTTTATTGACACGACCAACTTTAATCAACAAGTGCCTTTTGCAGTTGAGTCAGATGTTGCCGACGCTTTAACGACAGAAGGCGGCGATTCTTTGATCATGCAAACCTTTAACGACACAGCAGACGATAACGCCAAAATTGTAGAAACTTGGTATATCGATCGAGTCTCAGGTGAAAACCAACAGTTTGTTGAATTTGAGCTTGCTCCAAAGATTGATCTGGTCAACGTAAGCTTGCCACGCAGAACGATTGAAGAGTTTTGTCCGTGGCAATACAGAGGAACAGAATGTGGGTATCAAGGTGATTCGTGCTTTACCGTTAACGACGTTGCAATTGCTGCTGCAGATAAAATTGTTGACTCAAGTGGCAAGGTAACTAACGACATCTGTGGCAAACGGTTGTCCAGTTGTAAAAGAAGGTTTGGCGGTGATGTCGATTTACCTTATGGCGGTTTCTATGGGGCAAGACTTCAAGCTTAATGCTGTAAAGCACGCCAAAACTGTTTGCCCCAACGAAGCGTGTGGCTTGGTCGTTGATGGGCGTTATTTCCCTTGTCGAAACATTGCGCTAGACCCAGCCGCAGATTTCGCAATCAATCCTGTTGACTATGCCCGTGCCATGTTTGCTGGAACGATTGAAGCTGTGGTGCATTCACATCCGCAAGGCACACCAGTCAGTGAGCATGATCGCAAAGCCTGTACGCAGACCAAGATTCCTTGGTACGTTTATTCCGTGCCAGATGATCAATGGTTAACTATCAAGCCCTGTTAGGCCGTCAGTGGGACTACGGCAAAAATGACTGCTACTCCTTGTTCCGCGAGTATTACGGATTGCTTGGGATTGACCTGCCAGATTTTGTGCGGCCTGAGTCTTTGGAGCGTACAGACAGCATATTTTTGAAGCACGCTCCAGTTTTTGGGTTTTACCCTGTGTTGTTTGAAGATCGCTGCCAACATGATTTATTGGTCATGCGCCTTGGTACGAGGACTCCAATGCACGCAGCCATTTATGTCGGAGGGGACAAGATCTTGCACCAACGCATGAACAGCGTGAGTGCTTTAGAGCCTTTGAGCCGTTACTATAGAAAAAGCGTTGCGGCAGTTTTTCGCCATGCAGCTAGTTCTGTTGGCGGGTGAACTGGGCGAGAAGTACGGCCAGAAGCACGAGTATTACAACCTGCAGACGCCTGCTGATGCAATCAAGCTGCTTTGCATCAACTATCCAGCGTTAAAGAATGAGCTGATGCAGGCGCACCAAAACGGCGTTGGGTACAAGGTGATCCAGGGTGGTGCGGCAATGAATTATGACGAGCTGCAATTGCCCTTTGGCAGCAAGCCATTGCTGGTGGTGCCAGTAATTATGGGTTCTGGCGGCGATCGCGATGGATTTTTACCGATCCTGTTTGGGGTTGGTCTGGTTGCGGCTTCGTTCTTGCTGCCAGGTGCTGGGCTGTTTGGGGCGTCTGCATTTGGAGCGTTTGGCGGCCCCATTGCGGCAGCCGGAACGTTAACGACTGTTGGAACAGCACTAAGCGCAGTTGGCGCAAGTCTGGTTCTTTCTGGAGTGTCGAGCCTTCTTTCGCCCCAACTAGAACTGCCAAAAGCAAATCGAATTAGAGGTGAAGGATCAAATGTTCGTGGCCCTGGCCCGGAAGGTATCACAAGAGGTGCATCCGGCAACCAGTCCTATGCGTTTACTGGGCCTGCAAATACCGCTGGAACGGGAACCACCCTCCCTGTTATTTATGGGCGTGTAACAGCTGGCAGCCATTTGATAGCTGCAAACCTAGACGTGACTGACAATTCTGATCCTCTACAAACGGCAACACAAGCCCCTAGCTTAAGCACGCTCAAAATTAACGGCGAACCCTTGACCAATGAGTTGAAAGATTGCGGCGGTATAAAAAGCAAGAGAGGCGTTCGTGAATTTAGAAGCTCAGACACAAACCGTGATGAAAGAGTTTTTATTGGCAAAACTTTTGGCCCTGGTCGGCCACAGTCGCTTGACGAGGAATCTGAATATGACAGCAACGCCAACAGCGGTGGCTGGAACGCTCTCAAGTTTAAAAACAGCTCAGGCAAACGAAAAAGAATCGATGTTATTTTTAAAATTTCAAAAGGTCTGCATGATTTTGTGGCGGGCAATGGAAGCACTAAAATTGACGGGTTTATTACTTATCAAATTACTTTGTCAAACACCACTGGTGGCCCAGACATTGACGTAGCATCAGCCCGTATAACAGTGCAAGGTTTAACAAATGCAAATCAAGACGTTATCTTTGGAAATAGGCTTGAAGCGCCAAGAATTGAAAAACGTTCTGGTGAAGACCTGGACATCAAAGTAGAAATTATTGAAGTTGGCGTTCGTCAAGCAACTACGTTCGAATTAATGGCCTACGGCTACGACCTCTTGTAAACACCTATGGCTCTCAATTCTAAGACCAACCTCAAAATTATTGACGCGATCTGCGAAGGGCCGATTGAAGGCT